ATCACGGATTTTCACCTCGGCATGCGTGCTTGGCGTGCCAGTGACGGCGAGGACTGGGATGTCAAAATTGCGCGTGATGTATTTCTTAACGCTATTCATAACATGTTACAGGGAAGCCCTAAATCCGGGACCGGGATACTCAACCAGCTCGGCGACTTCTTCCATTGGGATGGCTTAATACCGGTCACGCCCACGTCTCAACATGTTTTGATCGGCACTGACGACCGTTACAGTAAACTTGTCGAGATGACCATCGCCATCATGGACGAAGCGGTCAAGATGATGCTCGGCAAGTTCGGCAAGGTGGTGATTGTGCAGGCCGAAGGCAACCACGACCTATCTTCCAGCGTGTGGATGCGGAAATACATGAAACACCGGTTCCGTGATGAGCCACGGGTCGAGGTGATCGATAACGAGTTCCCCTACTACGCCTACCTCCACGGCCAGACTATGCTTGGCTTTCACCACGGCCACAAAATGCGGATGGCTAACCTGCAAAAGCTGTTTGCGGCAGAGCCTCGGTTCCGCGAGATGTGGGGTAAAGCGAAGCACTGCTACATACATTGCGGTCACCTGCACCATGAGCGAATTCTGGATGACGCAGGGGCCACGATTGAGCAACATCCGACGCTCTCAGCGCGTGACCACTACAGCAGTTCCCACGGCTATGTCAGTCAGCGTGGCGCAAAGGTAATTACATATGACAAGTCAGACGGAGAAGTACACCGAGTCACTGTGAGGCCGAGGTATGACAAAGATTCTTGAGTTCAAGCGCCCGATGGCATGGGAATCAGCGCAGGAGATGGCTGAGGCATTCGCCGAAAGATTGAGTGAGAACGAAGACAACCTTGCGTCTGATTTATACAGCGCGGTAATCATGTACCGCATGAAGGACGGCAGTATTGCCTTTGAATGTAGCGGAGGCGCCAACGCCCTCGACGTAGGAATGATGGCGTCAGCGGTTCACATGGCGTGTCTTTATGAGATCGGGATGGCAGAGATGGGAGACGAAGTTATCCACTAACCTCTGGCCAATAAACCACGACAACAGACATAAATATCACAATCAACAGCGCCCAGAGATACTCTGGCACCCCTTCCATCCTGATCTTTTTTTTGCACTCATCGCACAGCGCATCCGAAATAGGAACGCCCGACTTGTTGCAGACGTAGCAGTGTCTCATTGCGAATACCTCCTCTCAATTAGGTGGCGCCATAGCCACTCTATCGGCTTCAGCTCATGGGCTTCCATCACCAAACGCTCCCCGTACCCGAAGTCATGCGTTTTCGCGTGAGCATGAAACAGCTTTTTTCCTATCGCCCCCCAGATGCGCATTGAGCTTGGATCATCCGTCTTGCTCACCAGCACCGCGCAATCCGCTTTAAACTTCTCCATGTTGTCAAAGATAAGCGGACCACCATCCCTGTTTGTGAATTTCACGTCAATTGAAACGTCATCAAACCAGAGGTCAACACCGCCGTCAGTCAGGACATTAACTGTTGGCAAGTCAGTACCAAGCACCCTCGCAACGGCAAACTCAGCTTTGAATCCGTATATGTTTGCATCAACCCGCGACTGGCGTTCGTTTTCAAGTCTGGGTGGGAAGCCCTGCATCTCGCATAGCTTCACCGTATCGGCGCCCATCAGCTCTGAGGCATGAACATCCTGCCTGCTGAGGCGAACGAGCATTTATATGCCGCCCAACTCTGCCAGCTTGTTCTGGGCCTTCTTCAAATCCTCAATCGACGCCTCAATGATATCCAGAGTGTCCGCGTTCATATTGGATATGTCGGTTATCCTCTTGATGGCCTTGTCCAGCTCCTCCAGCCTCTCCAGTACAGCGGTCACAGCTTGCTCTGCCATGTCTCCCTCCAGTTCCACTTTAATTCTAGTCACACCCTTCCCTCTTCTGCCGGCGGGACGTAGTAACCAATCTCTGCGGCAATGCGGCACAGCGTCTCTATTAGATCTGAATAGTCACCCCTAGAGGTTTCACTGCTACGCTTGGTCGGTCGTCGCCGAATGCCAAATTTGGTCGCATGCTCTGTCGAGCCGTAGCACTGGCAGAGCAGTTCCTCATGCATCTCATCAGGCGTCATCCCGCAGAACCGAGCAAATTCAGCGCAGTACTTGCGGTAGTAATTCTCCTGCGGTCTGGTCCGCTCGCTACGCAGGGGCTTGATCTCAATCGTGACCCCGTATGGCGCCTGCTTGTTGGTATCGATCAGCTCCTTGACGGAGTCGGGAAAGATTGAGGACAGATACTGGAACACGTTCATCAACTGGATGGACTTAGTTCGCGGAATGTGCAACTGCATTCTTTTGCTCCTTAGTTTGGTACGGACGAAATCGGTGAAGCGGACACTTGACTGAAGTACAGTCCCTGATGTCCTGCCTAAACCCCTGCTCTAACTCTTCCTTTGTACACCCCATACAGGCCGCGCACATTGCCTTGATCGCCCGTTGGCGAGTCGGCTTGGCCTCGTACAAAATGAACGGATTCTGTTCACTCATTGGTATGCCCCTTGATTGTGATGATGTCCTGCGCAACACGCCGCAGTAACGTCTGAATTATTAGGAATAAGAATTGCTCGCTCAGATCAACCTTCTTTTCAAACGTCGATCCATCAAACGCCACATCAAATGCGTGATGACATTTGTGGCACAGATCGGCGATGCAGAGGTCGTGGGGCTTGTGACCAGTGCCCTTACCGAAACGATGCGATCTCATTCCGGTGTAGTGGGCGGCAACCACGGTGCCATCAGCGGCACCGCAGTTAACACATGACTGGCCCTTGGCCCCGTCGAGCATTTTCTTTGATCTAATCAAAATGGAATATCATCCTCTGACATCAGGATGGGCTGGGGTTGTGGTACGGGAGGCGGCGGCGGGGCAGGCGCAGTCTCCTCTCCGTCCCAGAATACTTCGCCGGTCACATACTGGTATGGCTGACCGGTGTCTTGCGCCTTGCGGTCCCATGCGGCCAGCTTGATTTTGGGTGTCTCGCCTTTCTTTGCCATAGCAATCAGCCCTTTAAGTTGTTCGCGTGACAGCTCAACCCTGCCCGTTTTGTCGGGGTGATTGGCGGCTTTCTTTTCCGCATTTGGCCAAAGACCGCCTTCGCTTTTGTGGTACTTACTCATTGGTTCCCTCCTTTTGGGTCTTGAGTGTTTGTCGCAGGGCAGTGAAGTGACCCTTCAACTGCTCATAGTGCTCGTTGTAGTTTTGATCCAGCAGATCAATCACCTGTTTATTCTGCTTCCAGAAGTCAATCAGGTCTTGCTCGGTTCCTGTTGCGAACGTGTCAGCAGTACTCATCATGAACGCCAGCACGTTGTCAGCTTCTTCCTTGGACCCGATGTGGTTCTCGACAGGCTGTGCCTGCTCGGCAACCTCCTGCTTGATCGGCGTCACCTTCTGCACCGGCTCTTTCGCCTTGGCTGGCTTCTTCTCTGGTTTCGGCTCTGAGGGCGGCTCATCATCTGGCGGCAAGTCTTCGCCAGCATAGATGTAGTGGCCCAGACCGAACATGCCAATACACTTGGTCAGGCACCGCATGCGGGTGTCCGACACCTTCCGCATGTCAGGATTCTGGACCGCCTCATTCTTGTAATTCATTACCGGCAACCACATCGTGCGCTCCAGATCGCCGATCTTGACCCTGCACCAGACCTCGCAGAAGCCCTGCGCGTCACGTTGCTCGTTGAAAAACTCATAGGTTGCGTCAGGATAATGCTCCATCAGGATGCCCCAAGCCCAAGCCCAAGACAGGTAACTCAGACCGTTCTTGTTCTTTTTGTGCTCGTTGCAATCGACTTTGGAAAGGGTCTCCCATACCGACTGGTATGTCGGTTCAGAGGAGGTAGTTTTTTTTGTGCTCATTGCTTACTCCTAGTGTTTGCCATACTTCCTTGGGTGTCATTTTGTAGAACTCGGCGGCGGTGATATTCCCAACATGCTTTTCGTTGAGATAGAACGCCAACACGGTCCCGTGAATGGTTATCTGTAACTTGTTTTTTGATTGTTGCATCATGCCAACAACCTTGAGGTAGAAATCAGGGTCTTGCGCTATCACTGTATCGGCTTCCTTCGACCCGCTGAGACCGCCCGAATGTTGAGAATCTCCTCAACGCAATCATCAAACAAATGCTCTTGTACATCGCAAGCGGGGTTTCTGGGGGCATCTCGCAACATGCCCTGCACTGTCATGCGCAAGCATGAGAACACGTCATCCAAATGCCTGAGCACCTCCTGCTCGCCCGACTCTCTGGTTAATTCTTTCGCATCTGACTCACTCATATTTCCCTCCATTGGTCGCACCACTCAGCAACACGGCACCAGTTATCCTCGCATCTGGTGTACCGGCCCTCTCTGGTCTCGACAATCAAATCATCCTTCCCTTCTGCGTATTCGCGCGCCTCATCCATTGAGTCAAATACCCTCAGCGCTCGCTTGTTGCCATCCTTTTTGACGGCAAACTGGTCAGCCTTTTTCCACCGCTCCTCATCAGAGCACAGGGGTAATGGCTCGCCGGTCAGGCGCAGGAATTCCGCTTCGTCGTGCAAACGGACCCGTTCACGGACATAGCTATCCCTGTCTTGTTTACTCCAAAGCGGGATATCCACGATCACGATAGGCGCTTTCGGGTAATGAGCTTCGCCGGCCTTGTTGCGTTGCCAATCACGCAGGACCGCCACAATGTTCAGCGCCGACACCTCGGCGTCGTGATTCTGCTCGACTAGCCAAGCATAGAAGTTGAGTTGCTTGTCCCACTCCTTCTTGCCGTAGATGACTGACCAGACCGACGTGCATTTGTAGTCAAGGATGGTGACGGTGCCATCTTCCTCGGAGCGTTGCAGATCGATGGCGCCACTGATAAGCCAGTTATCGATCTCGGCAAACAGCCTTTCTTCCACGATGTGGCCGTCCGGTTGATGCTTTTCAAACATGTTGTGGACTGCGGTGCCAAGCACAGACCAGACCATGTCGGATGCATCCTCCTCAATAACGCCATCATGCTCGGCTTTGAGAATGCGCACACGCGGAGAGTCGATCAGTTGAGTGACGGATCGATTGCTGTTGCCACGGCTGTAATCGCTGTGGGTCAGCGCCTGATAAACAGGCTCCGGTAGATTTGTGTGGTTGGTTATTCTCACTGGATTCTAAACACTCGCATCTGTTCGCCGTCTCGCACTACGCTAAATTTTTTCGGGGGGTTGCGCCTTTGGAACCGCACCACTCGTTGGCGTAACGCTTGGACAAGTCGGGCGTCGTCTGACATAACAGGAGCGAGAAATGATTCGTTGATCTCCATCTCCGAAAATGGTAACTCTGGCAAGCGGGTGCGTTGCGGGATTGGAATGTTCTGTTCGATCTTGATCATACAGCTCTCTCTCTTCAGATTCTTGAAGTTGGTAGACGTAGCGTCCCATTTTGCTCATGGATCGGTCCTCGTTGTGAACCAGTCGCAATGATAATAGCGGGAAGAAAGAAATGTCAAACAATATCGTAGAGATGGTGATTCATGGCGAGCCGTGTAGCAAAGCAAATAGCCGTAGACTTGTTAAGAGTAAGAGTGGCCGCCCGCTGTTTATCAAATCACAAAAAGCGCTCGACTATGTCAAGTCATTTCAGAAGCAATGCAGGAAAATTGAGCCGCCAGTCGAGAAAGATGTGGCGGTGCGCATCGTTATCTTTTATGCTAGCAGACGGCCTGACCTTGACGAATCTCTGATACTGGACTGCATGCAAGGCCCAATATACAAGAACGACAGGCAGGTTAAAGAGAAGCACATAATTTGGGGCGGGGTTGATAAAGACAACCCGAGGGCAGAAATCAGTGTCCGATATCTACAAGACGGTTTACAGCAAGGTAATATTCCAAGCGATTCGTGATCTCGTTGGCGCACAGCCGCAAGAAAAAGAAGACGCCGTCAAGTATTTACAATCCCCAGCATTCCTGATGCATTGCGACATCGCCGGTTTTCCGTCTGGGTTGCAGGATGCTCTGGATGAGATGTTACTACTCAGTAAAACTGAGCAGAAAGTCGTCGCCAAAATGGTGATGGAAGAGTTGACATCTAGTGTTTAAAAAAATGCCCCCGATGGGCGGGGGCGAGACTCAAGGAGGTTCATTCACTAGTACTGTCCTAGTCTAGTACATTACTAAGTATATATAAATAGTAATGTTCTAAGCTGGTACTGTTCTAGTCTAGGACAGTTCTAGGGTCTACTCATATCACAAAAAAAGGGGGTAGGCAAGCATTATGGATGCGCTGGAAGACTACGTTCTGAGCTACAACACGGACGCCAGAGTGAGGTGTCCCGATTGTGGCGATCAGCGAAAGAAGAAAAACCAAAAAACATTTTCAATCACAATCAAGCCAGACAGTAACCTTTACCACTGCCATCATTGTGGTTTGTCGGGTGCTGTGCGGCGCAAAAAATTTTACGAGGCCCACATGGAGAAGGTAGTAAAGATACCCACGCAATTAAATTACAACGTGCAGTTGATACAGGATTTTTTTGGAGCGCGTAACGTGCATCTGGATACCCTTGAGGGGTTACCAGCAATGACCACCGGCATGAAATATTTCAACGGCGCTCAACAGGAAGCAGTGGGTTTCATTTACGGGCCACGGGAAAACCCGACAGCGATCAAGTGGCGATCTGTTGAGGGCAAGGGATTTCTCTGCGATGGCGCCCCAAGATCATTTTACGGCATAGAAAACGTGGAGGAAACGGACGAGGATTTAACGATAGTCGAGGGGGAGTGTGATGTCATTGCCTTGGCTAGCGTTGGAATTAAGGCCGTTTCCTGCCCAAATGGTGCCCCCGCCAAGGTAAGCCAGAATCGGGTCTCTCCGGAGGAGGACAACAAGTTCTCGTATATCTGGGAGGAGAGGGAGCGTCTGGAGCGTGTCAAGCGCGTTATTCTGGCGACTGATAGCGATCAGGCAGGCGAGGCGCTGGCAGAGGAGATTGCCCGTCGAGTGGGTCGAGCCAAGTGCTGGCGGGTCAAGTTCCCCGAGGGCACGAAGGATGCAAACGATGCTGTTGACAAGTTAGGTGCAGAAGAAACACGCAGACTCTTCGATAACCCTGAGCCAGTTCCGCTGTCCGGAGTCTACGGTGCGTCAGAATATCTGAATGACATCAAAGACATCTACGCCAACGGACACGGGCGTGGGGCGTCCACCGGTTTCCCCACCATCGATGAGTTGTTCACCATAGCGGAGGGGCAGTTATCTATCGTCACGGGAATGCCGAGTTCGGGTAAGTCTGAGTTCATTGACCAGATCATGGTGAATCTGGCCCAGCGCGAGTCATGGAAGTTCGCCGTGTGTTCGTTTGAAAACCCGCCGCATATGCACATCGCCAAGCTGGCAGAGAAGGTGTCTGGCAAGCCGTTTTATGACGGGCTTGGCGCCAGAATGACAGAGGAAGAGCTGGATGAGGCGGTCAGCTTTATCAATGATCACTTTGTATTTCTGGAGTCAAAAGATGGCGGCATGAGCACCATCGACAGCGTCATTGAGCGCACCAAGCAGGCGGTTATGCGTCTGGGTGTGCGGGGGCTGATTATCGATCCCTATAACTATATTGAGCAAACAGGCACAGAAGAGCACAACGGCATCAGTCAAATGCTGAGTCGGATCACCGCATTTGCCAAGGCCCACGGCATCCATGTCTGGTTTGTCGCCCACCCCCAGAAGATGTATCCCCGTGAAGACGGCACCTATGCAGTGCCCAAGGGAATGAACATTTCCGGTTCGGCGGCATGGTTTGCCAAGGCAGATCTGGGCATCACCGTTCACCGAGCGGAGGACTGCGTTGAGATACATTGCTGGAAGTCGAGGTTCAAGTGGACTGGTCAGCAGGGAGTTGCGTGTCTTACATATGAGTTGTCAAACGGTAGATATCACGACTGGTCTCCGCCAGTAGAGATCAAGACGATCAAGGGAGTTGACCGGAGTTGGGAGGATTTTGATGAGTTCTAGTCGTGACGGGTGCCGGTTTGACCGGTTTTTCCAGTTTGCCCAGTTTGCCCAGCTTTTCCAGTTTTCCGGGGAGCATCCTTATGTCTGACAAGTCACACACAGACCTCGGCACGAAAGAAATTTACAAACGCCACGCCGTGATGGTCGAGGGCGGCACGATGCCTCGGGCCAAGGTGATGGATCAGACGCTGATCGACAGGTATCTCATGGACGGTCTGATTTCTTTGTCGCAACATCAGGCCGCTGAATACATCATGAGTCAGGCGTTGCAGGCGGGGCTATACACCAAGCCCCTTAGCTCTGAGCCGTCATCCGGTGAGCGAGCCAAGGACGCCATCGCCACAGAGTCGCTGATGCGTTACGGGCGCACGCTGGACCTAATCAGCAAGCGGTTCGGCCCGTATCACAAGTATCTGGTGGAGGAGGTCGTTCTGCATGGGTGGGACGTGTCTCTGGACGCCAAGAAAATGGGCACGCTGAAGGAGGGGTTGGATTGGATATCTGACCGGCGCTTGGCGGGTGGACGCAATCCATTAAAAAGACTGAGGGAAAGCAGGTGAGTAGTTTTGATGAGCAAGTAGGCGGGGATCATTACAAGCGGTTCAAGATACAGCCGCTGGAGTATGCGCTGGAAAATGGTTTGGGAATCTGCGAACACGCCGTGATCAAGTATGTGACCCGCTGGCGTGACAAGGGTGGTGCTGATGACTTGTTAAAAGCAAGACACTACATTGACTTATTGCTGGAGTTTGAAAATGGGAAGTGATCTGACGGGACCGATCCTGATCGGAGCGGCGTGGGTGATGATGGGGTTGATCGCGGGATTTTTGCTGACAGCTACCGCCATCGGCGCAGTGTCATTCTGGATGTTTGGGTAAAGGTGCGGTGGATAGCGTCTTACCGATCACATGAGAGTTGATAGCCCCCAGTAAGAACACTTTGCCCACGCCACCGCTCGCGGTTAGGAGTTTGGGGCTACCTGATCCTAACACCATGCCGCTTCTTTCGTAAAGCGACAGGGCACCGAATAACTTCAATGGATGGAGAGTCTACCTCCCTTAGCAACGACACCGATAAGTTGGGCATTATCGCTACGTCCTCTCCGAATCTCTCGGCCATTTGCATAGCCGCCTGCACTGCTATCTGGTAATCGTCTGGCTCGGCCATTCATGATCCCCTTGCGTCTAAGAAATCTGGAGTAAGCGCCGGCCTCAAGGTCAGCGCATTTGCCTGTCCCGCACAAATCAATTGACTCATAAATCGCAGGGCACGCGGGGGCGTGAACGCCCCCTTCCATGTCGCAATAGTCGCAGGTCATGAGAGCATCGCCAAGATGACAAGCACAAAGGTTGTGAATGACATCATCGCCCCAACCCCAGCCATCAGGGTCAGCATCGGAATCTGCTGAACCATGCGCTCCGCTTCCAGCACCCGATCCAGAATGGTGTCTGGCATTTCTGGGGGCTTGGGGATCACGCTCGGCTGATCATGGAAATTTGGGCGAGCCTCCACCTTCTTGGCGGGTGCGTTAAAGGGCAACGCTCTCTGAGTGTTCTTGCGGATGTGTGTCGCCCTCCATGCAACAGAGTCTGGAGTCCTGCCTAGCGCTCGGGCAATCGATTCTTTCTTGATCCCCTTCTCCAAGCATTCTGCCAGCACTGCATCATCGTCCTGAGACCACCGTGTAAAATGACGTTCCATAATGATTACTCCTCACAGTTAATGTTTGGGTTGTAGGCAGGCCATAGCTTGTCCTCAACCATTTCACAATAGTGGCGCTCGGCGGCGACTGCATCATCGTAGTCACCGCGTCCCACCACGCCTAAAACGAGCAGGAGTGAAAGCACCCCCATCCATATAGAGATCGCGTTATCCATAGTTCCAAACCTCGCTCTCGTTGATGTAGCACCCACCGATCACGATGCCATGCTCGTTGATGATGTCGGCCTCGCCGTCTTCGATAACGGTCGAGGGATTGAACCCCCACAGCTTCGCGGCGGTACGCATTTCGGCCTCACTTGACAGCCAGTCATCCATCGGTCTGCCGGTCAGCCACAGCGTAAAGGTCGGCTCAGGCGCGTCCTCAGCCTCTGGACAGTTGGGATGGTGCGCGTTTACGCTTAAACATTCGTTGCACATTCTGATCATGTCATTCACTCCTACGTTGAGACATTGTTTATGTTACGTCCGCATGGACGGGCAGGCAAGTACTATCATGCAATTC